CGCATCTTCGCGATCTCAAGGCCCAGCCGGGCCAGTGCTACCTGATTGCTCATAGCTCGTTGTCCTCGGCCTGGGCGATCAGCGCGTCATCGACAAGGGGTCGAAGTAGGCCCTCTGCGATTTCGCCGAGCTTGCCCAGTGGGTGGTCGCTGGGGCCGAGGAGTTCGGCGGCGGCGACCTTGTCAGCGTGGCCGCGCTCGGCGGCGATCAGTAGGTAGCCCAGTGAAGCCGTGGTGACCTCGCAGTCTGCAAGCCGTCCGTTTGCATGCTCATCAACTGCCAGAGCGAACTGGGCCAGCGTGACGCCCTGAGCCGGGCGCATGCGGCGCTGAAACGAGACGTCGCAGCCGAACCGCACCAACTGCTCAGCGGCGTTGTACAGCCAGTCAGCCCGAGCCACTTCCTGCGCGCTCTCGCTCACCATCGGAGGCAACTGCGCGTCGTGCATGGCCTGACAAATCTTCAGTGCTGCGTTCATGCTGCCTCCGGCCAATGGCGCTTAATGCTCTCTTTTGCGTAAATGGACAGTCGCTCGTAACTGTTCACGCCACCGCAGCCGGGCATGGTTCCTTCCAGCTCGACGCAGGCGCGGATATCGCAGCGGCGCGAGCAGACCCAGCCGCCGTAATGACAGCGGTGGACTTCACCTTTTGGATCGGGGTGATAGGCGAGGCCGCCTTTCCACGAAGGCGAGCCGCGCAGCTTCAGCCCGCAACCTCGGCAAACTGCTTGTGTGTCGGTGCAGTTGTGCATGGCGACCTCCAGTATTTGGGGTTAGGCGGAACGGGCGGCGAGCATGGCGTCGGCGAGCTCGTAAGATGCAGTTGCGATCTTCTCGTTGCTGATCAGGCCCCATGTGTCTGCATGAGAGCAGATGCCTTGCATGTCCTTGGCTGCGAAGTAGTCGCGAATCGTGAGCCCGAAGCAGGTGCCGTGCCCGCCGTATTCGTTGGCGCCGACAGGAAAGGCCGGTTCCTTTGCGGCGTCGACGGCTTGGCACTCGAAGCAAATGCCGCCGGACTGTTCCGAATCCTCGATCAAGCTGCTGCACTTCAAGCACGACCCGAAGCGTTCCGGATCCGGTGGCTGAAAATTCATGGCTTTCTCCATTCGTTGATTGATCCAATAAAACTCGCAATGCACTCATCCGCTCCGCTGGTTGCCGTTGGGCGCGGAGGGGAGTGCATTCGTACTTGTGTAGGGGGGAATGCCGGTTACGTCTCCGGCGCCAGCCTCTGCTGGCCGTGGTCCAGGGTTTTGAGTCCCTGTGCTACTGGGCTCTACGGGACTTGATGCAGGTGGGCGGTTATAGGCCGCAGTTTCGTCCGCATCGGGTTGTGATCTGGCCGGGGCTCAACCGGCATTCGGCGGAAGGGGTAGCCCTGTAGGCGACCGGTTGGCACATCCGCTGCCCAAGACTTAGCCTCAGATCACACCCCGATGCGCTCTCATAGAGAGGATCGGGCAGTTAACGACAGGCTGTCGTGGCGCTGGTTGTTCAGTCGTGGTAGCTGAGCACCGTGTGAACGTCGTGCACTTCGCTGATCTCGCCGCACTCCAGCTCCTCGACCAGTTCGATGTACTCATCGACGTTTCCTTGGCGGTCCAGAGTGATAATCGCGATCTCGGTCACGACGCGGGTGATCTTCGCCTTCACGCGGCGCGGTTTTTGTTCTTGCATCGTCTTGCCCTCGGTTGTTTTCCCAATGCACCCGTCACCAGGTGCATCAGTGAAAAATTCCTGCCGTGACCCGCTGCTGGCGGCCGTCACTGGCTTGATCATCTGGCTGTCGGTACGGGATTACTCGCCATCCCGGGAGGCGCATTTGAGTCACCGCTTCGCACTGTGCCGGTAAAGCGCCTCATCTTGGCTCCGGCAGGGAGTGATCACAGCGCAGGTCGGCGACTGCTGAATCCAGATGCATCAGCAGGTCGACCTGGTCCGGTAACCAGAGCCGGGCGTGGTTCAGTTCCAGAGCTGACATGGGGATCGAAATTTATGGTTCGCGATGTTCGCCGTTTCCAGCGATGCCTCAAGGGCTGCCCGTTTCCGGGGATCGATCCGCGAAGATTCCTGACTGTTAAAGAGCGGCGGGTCTGTTGAGGCCCTTCGCAGTGGCTGTGTGTCGCTGCGATGGGTGAACAATACCGGCGGTATTTCATGTGGTCAATACCTCCGGTCATGTTTTTATTTTGAGCAACAAAAAACCCGCGCAATGGCGGGCTTCTGCTGACGTCTGTTGAGTTTTAAATCAGTCTGCAGCGGGAGTAGATTGGCCTAGAAACTTGTTAACCGCCTTCGTTACCGCGAACGGCATGAATACGAGGGCGCTGCCACCAAGGAGGAATGCAGCAGAAGAATCGGGGATCTTCAAAGCATAGGCTGGATAGGCAGAACAAAAAACGAACGCAAATCCATTAGGCAAGGTAGAAAATGTAAATCCTCTGACCAGACATTCGAAGACACGAGACGAGTCAAGCTTGTAGCCGAAAAAGTACAGTAGCCCTGATGAAAATCCAACGAGTGCACTGATGGGCTGAAGGTTTGTAAAATAAGTATCGGCAGCCTCAAACAGTGTCATCGTGCGTCCCTTGCCTTTACCGAAACGATCGCCCCAACGACAAGGCCAACCAGAGCAGCTGCCAAACCTAAGCCATTAGGCGTCGGCGAGTCGGAAGCTATCATCCATGAAACTCCGGAAACAGAACTGAAGAAAAAACCTGCGCCGATCATCACAGGCAAGTCTCGCAGATCGTAACGTAAATGCCCTTTCATGATTTCCCTCCTATCGTCCAATGCAATCCTATGCATGTAGGAAGTGTACATCACCATGATCTCTTCGTTGTCGACTCCAACGATAACAGACGTCTCTGTGTTATCAAGGTAGGAGAAGAAATCAACGGATCCGTTGTCACAGGTGGCAGGGTATGATTCGTATTCAATTGGCTCGAAATATGTGCATGTTGTCATAACTCGGGCCACCCGCTCTCAGTCGCCATGGCGTGGTAAGTCTGTGGCGCGTGGAAGAGGCGCGTATCTCCACACTGACTACAAGTAGCGGCAAAGAACCATACGCCAACCTTAGCGATATTTGCCGATGGAGTCGCAATCACACCTGCGGTCCCACCTTCAGGCGAAGGGGCGGGGTTGTAGGTGCCGCCTACACAGAACACACATGACCTTCCTGGCCTCATGCGTTCTAGGTAATCCACCAACGATTGCAGCGGCACCTTAGCCATTTTCTGCTTGCGTTCTGCGCCCGAGGTTAACGTCACCTCGCCGATTTCTTCATTAGGCATTAGTAAAACTCCTTTCTCTTTCGGCTCACAGGTCACCGCCTCGCCAAATCACCTTTCCGATAATTTGGTGCTCGTTGGCATTGCTGCGTAGGTGGTATCGGTCTGGATACTGTTCTTTATTATCGTTGTCGCTGCGAAGAAACCATTGGCCGAGCGGACCCTGAATCAGACGTTTTACGATAGCCCCGTCTGAGCCAGCAAGAACGAAAACCTGCCCGTCGACAGGGTCGATGCGTGAGCGGTCTACAAGAAGAACATCGCGATCATTAATAGTGGGCCACATACTGTCTCCTTCAGCATATATCACCATTAATTGATCTGGCTTGGCTCCCTTGTCCTTCAGCCAGTCGCGCTTGAATGCAAGCGTCGATCTGATTTCAACATGGGGGTTCTCGCTTCCCAACCCGGCTGCCGCTTTCGCATCGTACTGTGGAACAAGTGCATACCTGCCGTCGAGGGCATCATGGTCTGACCCATCAGGAAGCGGAGTTGAAGATTTTGCATCCTCCACGGCGTTATCTGGCTTATCTCGATGCTGCGAACCAAAGGCGCCAACAGCAGCAATGAGCGGTTGGGCTTGTAGAGCCGCAAGCTGCTCAGAAAGCGTAGGGCTGAATTCCGATATCGGAACCTGAAGAGCCCTGGCGAATACTGCTGCTGCCCGCAGGCTAAGCGCAGTACGGCCATTCATAAAATGGCTCACTGCGCCTTGAGTAACCCCTTCGCCTAACTCAGCGGCAATCTTGTCTTGCGTCAAGGCAAGTTCGCCACGCTTCTGGTTGTAGAGCGCTTTCAGGCGCTTGCTGTCCTCCACCTGCCAATCAGCAAGCGGAACCTTTCGAGAGTTTTTCATCATTTGCGAATGATATGACCACCGGTATTGAAGGCACCAATATCGCCGGTATTGACGAGCAACAATACCGCCGGTCATACTGGTGATGTAGTTCAACTGTTAAGGACGTTGCTATGCGCCGAATCCCACTCACCGAATTTGCCAAAGAACACGGCCATACAAAGGCCGCGCAGATGCTCGGCTGCACGCAGGGCGCCCTCAGCAAGGCGATCCGCGTAGGGCGTGATGTGTACGTAACCCTCGAAGACGACGGTAGTTTGTCGGCACAAGAGCAGCGTCCGTTCCCGTCCCAGAAATCCGCTGCATAACCATTTTCAACAGCCAGGAGCATCGAAGCATGTACATGGACCCCAATCAAAAGCGCGCCATCCCGGTGAAGGTTCGATTCGAACCAGTGCTTGATCGGATTCTGCGTAAAGCCGCGACCAAAACCCGTATGCAGCACGCCACCTACCTCTACGAAATCATCGAGTGGGCAGTGGCCAATGGCGTGATCGAGGAACTCATGCAGGACAAACAAGAAGATATCGCGGGCTGAAGGGCCTATGGAGGCCTAAATGCATTTCGACATCGACAGGCTGTCGCCGGAAGCCCGACGGCAGGTGTTGGCACTTATGGAGGCCAACGGACTGACCCTCGGAGAAAGCCTTAACCAGATCGTGGAAGAGGCGGTATCCGATGGAGCAACTTCGGCAGTGGGGCGGAGGAAGGCAAAAGTCCTCCAGCTAGTGGTGACCCCAAAAAGGGCCTCTGGCAGGGACTCTTCGGGGTAATCCAGAGGGCCTCTGCCAAATCCGAGACGAAAAAAAGCCGGGGTAGTGACCCGGCTCTCTTAAGCATCTCTGTGGGACGAATTATATGCACACCACAACATCAACAATCAATACCCCGGCCAGTGTCGCGACACAATTTGGCAACGGTGAAAACGTGTCGCGCAATTCATCCGTGATTCCGTTCGATTTCGACGGGGCCGCAATCCGCGTAATCACCGACAAGCTCGGAGATCCGTGGTTTGTAGCGCGTGACGTAGCCGACGCACTTGGCTACTCGAAACCGGAGAACGCCGTAGCACGTCATTGCAAGGCTGCGACCACTACCCCGAAACAGGGTGGTGGTTTCATGACCGTTATCCCGGAGCGCGACCTGTACCGACTGGTGATGAGGTCGAAGCTTCCGGCCGCCGAGCAATTCGAAGAGTGGGTAGTCGGCCAGGTGCTGCCGAGCATTCGCAAGACAGGCCAGTACGCCGTGTCTGCGCCGAACAACTCGAAGATCGTGGGCGAGCTGGCAATCCTTGAGTGTTTCGATCGCCTGCTCAAGCCGGCGGCGTCGAGCAAAATGATGATGCTTGCCCAAATCGCCGCCAATAACGGACTCGATGCGAAATTCCTTCCGGGCTACGCCATAGATGCAGCGCCTGACGCCACGGGCGGCTCTTCGATGCCAACCAAGGCCGTTACCGCCCTGATTAAAGAGCACGCCATCAGCAGCACGGCGCCAGCCTTCAATCGCGCTCTCGCCGAGCATGGCTACCTCAAAACCCTGCAGCGCCGTAACTCCAAAGGGGAAACAGTCGACTTCTGGTCCGTGACTGAAAAGGGCCTCAAGTACGGCAAGAACCTCACCAGCCCTCAATGCCCGCGCGAGACGCAACCTCACTGGTACGTCGATCGCTTCCTTGAGCTTGCCGCGCTTATCGGCAAAGGACGCCCATGATGGCCAGATCCAGAAATATCAAACCGGGGTTCTTCTCGAACGAACACCTGGCTGAAGTAGATTTTGCAACGCGCCTCCTTTTCATTGGCATGTGGACCGAGGCTGATCGGGAAGGGCGCCTGGAAGATCGCCCGCGCCGCCTGAAAATGGCTCTGTTCCCCGCTGACAACGTGGACATCGAAAAGATGCTCGCCGACTTGGATCATCTGGGGTTCATCACGCGGTACACCGTTGGATCATTCAAGGCTATCCAGATCGTGAACTGGTCGAAGCACCAGAACCCCCACGTCAAAGAAGCGAAGAGCGTCATCCCTGAAATGCCCGGCGCAGAGGCTTCGGAAGGGGAGCATGGTGCAAGCCCGGTGCAAGCACCAGACAAGAACAGTTCTTTCCCGGCTGATTCCCTCTCTCTTGATTCCGGATTCCTGATTCCTGATTCCCTCTCTCCGTCGCCTGCTCCGGTAGTGACCGAGGACCTGTTCCCGAAGTTCTGGAAGCTCTATCCGCGCAAGGTCGGGAAGGACAAAGCCGAGAAGGCTTGGGCGAAGCTCAAGGTCAGTCAGGCGCTGTACGACCTGATGGTCGCAGCTCTCGCCAAGCAGGTTCTGACACCTGACTGGACCAAAGAGCGGGGCCAGTTCATCCCGCACCCTGCGACGTGGCTCAACGGCAAGCGCTGGCAGGACGAGATCCCTGAGCTCGCCAGCAACGTGCACCCGTTCCCGCAATCCCGCCACAACGGCTTCGCCGATCGCGATTACACCTCCGGCCTGAAGATGCGGGAGGACGGCAGCTATGCGCTCTGAGCCAGTACAAGCTGCCCCCGAACTGCCACCAGGCACCCGCATCCAGCCTGCTGACTGCGAAAACCACGGCGCCTACGACCAGAAGGTCTACTCGGTGCTTGGCCGGGAGCTGAGGAGTAATTGCCCGGAGTGCAGCCGCATCGCCCGCGAGAAGTCCGAAGCGGCCGAGCAAGCCAACAAGGCGATGGAGCTGCGCATGTCCCTCGCTCGCAAGCTGGGCGACGCGCTGATCCCGAAACGCTTTACCACTCGCACTCTAGGCAACTACCAGGCCGAGAACGAAGGCCAGCGCAAAGCCCTCCGTTTCTGCCAGCACTACGTGCAGATCTTCGACGAGATCCTGAAGACCGGTCGCTGCATGGTGATGATCGGCAAGCCCGGCACTGGGAAAACCCACCTCGGCGCCGGCATGGCCAACGAGCTGCTGCACAACACGTCGCGCACCGCCGTGTACCGCACTGTCGGCGCAATCCTTCAGGCAATCCGCTCCACGTACGACAAGCACAGCGAACGCAGCGAGGCCGAGATTCTTTCGAGCCTGATCGATCCCGATCTGCTGGTGCTGGACGAGGTTGGCGTGAGCAAGGAGCAGCCGAGCGACTTCGAGCTGACAACCCTGTTCGCAATCATCAACGGCCGGTACGAGCAGGAGCGCCCGACGGTGGTGATCTCCAACCTCGAAGCCAGCCAGTTGCCGGCCGCCATGGGTGACCGATGCGTCGACCGCCTGCGCGAGGGCGGAATGATCGTGGTCCCGTTCGACTGGGAATCGCAGCGCGGCAAGGAAGGTTTCTGAAATGACCATCGACAAACAAAAACTCCAGAAGCTGCTGTGGGCCGAAGCCGCGTCCTACCGTGCCGACTGCGCAGACTGGAAGCGCAACACTGAGGTGCTGCAGGACTTCCTCGGGGAAAAGACCGTGGAGGAGGTGGCGCTTGAGCTGCTGGCAGAGAACGAACGGCTGACACAGCAACTCGGCGAGCTGATCAGCGCACTGCCGAACAAGGTGGCCACGCATGGCTGACAAAATCTCAGTGAACTGCCAGGCCAAGCTCTCCGAGGCCATCACCCGTCTTAGCGCCATGTTCCGCGATAAGAAGTTCGTCGTGGTGTCGCTGCGCCCGGGCAAGGACCGCACGCTCGACCAGAACCGGCTGTGGTTCGCGATGTACAAACGCATCGCAGAGATGACCCAGATCGGCGACGAGGCCGACGCTCGCCGGTACTGCAAGTTGCACGTCGGCGTGCAGATCCTGCTGAACGAGGACGCCGGGTTTCAGGACGAGTGGTACCGCGTCATGCGTCACCTCCCGTACGAGACGAAGCTGGCCATGATGGGTGGCTGCCATCTGTTCGGTCCGGACGGCTTCCCGGTGACCAGTCTGTTCAACCGCGCCCAAGGCGTGGCGTACACCGACCGGATCGTCGCGCGCTTCGCTCAGCAGGGCGTGTACTTCGATGATCTGTTGAGCCAGGAGGCTGCATGATGATTGAACGGAAGCAGCCCAAACCGAAGAAATGCCGAGTCGCTACTTGCAGGGCCTCATTCGTCCCGTCGCGGATGGGGCAGGCGGTTTGCAGTCCGGCCTGCGCGGCGATTGATGCACCGCGCCACATGGAGAAAGCCCGCAAGGCCATCGCTCAGCGCGACCGCCGCGAGATCCAGGTGCGCAAGGAGAAGCTGAAGAGCAGGGCGGAACACCTGCGAGAAGCACAGGTCGCCGTGAACGAATACGTCCGCCTGCGTGACGCACACCTGCCGTGCATCAGCTGCGACTCGATGCCGAACGACAACGACCTCATGACCGGCAGCCGCTGGGACGCCGGGCACTACCGATCTGTCGGTGCCTGTCCGGAGCTGCGCTTCGAGCCGCTGAACATCCACCGCCAATGCGTGAAGTGCAACCGCAACCTGTCCGGGAACGCGGTCGAATACCGCATCCGCTTGGTGCTGCGCATCGGCGCCGAAACCTTGGCTTGGTTGGAAGGGCCTCATGAGCCCCGCAAGTACACCGTCGAAGAAATCCAAACCATCAAGGCCGAATACCGGGCCAAGACCCGCGAACTGAAGAGGGCTGCAGCATGACCTATCGCAACGTGATTTCCGCCGTGGTCCGCGCGCTGGCCGCCGAGACAATCAGCTCAGCAGGGGGCTGCGAATTTGAGCCCAAGGTGCAGTGCGCCAAGCAGAAGGGGGAGATCGTTGGCAAAGAAGCCGCGCTGCTCCAAGACTGCTGGGTGTTCGGCCGTCTGCACAAGTCGCTCACGCCGGCCCATTGGCGCGCACTGGTAGCGAAATATTCGACGCACGAAGAGCGTAAGCACAGCGCGATCCTCGAGCTGTTGAACTCGGTCAAGTCTCCGGCGCCGCAACGATTCCGTGAGTGCGCAGTGCTGACCTGGGCAATTCCGCAGGTTGGCGGCACGGAGGGGAAGCGCTCCTCCACGGTGTTGCCTGCGGCCTGGTATGACATCACCAATTGGGACAACGACGGCAAGCCTGAGTCGACTCGGTACCGGTGGAGATCTTCGATCCGGAAGGCGCTAGACGATCAGGTAAATGAGGCGCTCACAGCGGCGCAGGAACTGCTCGATGCGGAGGGCTTGATCGAAAGTTGCGCTGCGTAGCAAAAAGCCATTGCAATGAGTGAGAAAGTGAGAGAATATTTACCCATCCTGTCGATCTTGCGCGTTAGGGATTGATACATAAAGCCCAACTATTGAGTTGGGTTTTTTTATGCTGGCCTATTGCTATTTTTTCTCGTTTTTGCAAATCTACAAGCAAGTCGAAGGGGTAACCCTGAAGCCTAGGGTAACCAGCCTTTCTGGTATTTATCCCCTAGTAGCTTAACTGGATAGAGCGGCTCTCTAACTAAGGGTCAGGTGCAGGTTCAAATCCTGCCTGGGATGAATTTTTAAAGCCCCGCCACTGTGCGGGGCTTTTTTATGCCCCAAGTTTACCTGTAACCAGGGCTGCCCTCGGGAAAGCCGGGGCGTCGATAGCCGGATAGTGCGACGTACGGAATCAACGCCGGCAGCCCGCGCACTCTGACCTCACAATGCTTTCAGGGTGGCGCGAGACTGAATCAGCGAGATCGATGCAAAGGGGCGTCGACGCTGGGAAAGTCTTTGGCCGACAGCTCGGAAAGACGAGCGCACCTATTCAGGGCCTCTGCATTCGCAGGGGCTTTTTTCGTTTTCGGCTCCCCACACCCATAGCCCCGAGCTGGGAGTGCAGCGGACGCCGGATTTATCAATCTCCCCAAGGGGGAGGCAACCCGGATGCCAAACATGCCTGACAAGCCAGACTCATGGGCCAAGCTCTGGCTGGCGTTGAGCAATCCGCTAATGGCGGGCGTCATCATGGCCATCACCGTTTGCTTGCTTCGCGTCATCTACGACGGAAAAGAAACCAGCGTGCGCCGGATCATTTTCGAGGCGCTGATTTGCGGATCGCTGAGTCTGGTCGCGTCCAGCGTTATTGAGTGGATGGCCTGGCCTTCAAGCCTATCGATCGCCGCCGGAGGGACTATTGGGTTCCTCGGCGTGACAGCCATTCGCGAACTGGTGACCCGTTTCCTCGGTCGCAAGGCGGATGCCGCATGAAGACCTTCGCTGCGGCAATCATCATCGCCCTGGTCGGCCTGCTTCTCATTGGGATTCAGCAGTCGCGCGTCGTCGCCCTTCGCGGGGAGGTGGCATTCGAAGCCAGCGAGAAGAAGAAGGCGGTCGACGCCAACCTCGAAAGCCAGGCCACGATCACCACCCTTCGCGCCGAAGCCCAGCGCAACGCCGATTACCAGAAAGACCTGAACAAGCGGTTGCAGGCCAGTCAGGCCAAAGCCAGAAAGGCGGAGAAGAACTTTGAAGAACTCAAACGCAACAGCAAGCCTGTTCGTGATTGGGCTGCTCAGCCTCTGCCTGACGGCCTGCGCGGGAAAGCCGCCAGTGGTAACAAAGACAGCGGCAGTAAGAGTCGAACCCCCTGAGCTGGTGCCTTGTGAGCGAGTGGCTGATGAAGACCTTGCCGACAACGGCCAGCTGTGGGAGCTGAAGAACCAAGCCATCAACCTGCTCGACACCTGCGCTGATCAGGTGGACGCGCAGATCAAGCGCAGTCAGAGCAAGTAGGTCGCGACACGTTTCCCGAGAGTGCAAATTGTGTCGCGACACTGGAGAAGGGCATGACCGCAAAGCTGATCGACTTCAAGCGCGAGGGATGGCGCGACGCCGCGAAGACCCTACGCAAGATCGCGGATGACCTCGATGCTGGCGTGCACCCGGAATGCACCGTAGGCGCTTTGACTCTGCTCGGCCCGAAAGGGCAGGTGACTGTGTTCGGACTTGGCCCTAAATGCGACGACCTGCAATGTCTGGGTGCTATGCGCCTGGGTGAGCAGAAGCTGATTGATGTGCTGCTGGACATCGAAGATTAAGGATTCCCCATGACAACCAAGCAACCCGACTGGGAGGCGATCGAACGAGCCTACCGGGCAGGTTCGCTTTCAGTTCGAGCAATCGCCGAAGAGAGCAACATCTCTCACGTAGCGATTGCCAAGCGAGCGAAGAAGGAAGGCTGGGTGCGCGACCTGACGGATAAGGTCAGAGCCGCAGCCAAGCGAAAGGTTACCAACGCGGTTACCACGGAAAGTTACCAAGACCCACTGGTAACCGAAGAGCAGATCATTGAGGAGGCTTCCGACAAGGTTGCCTCTGTAGTGCTCGCGCACCGGGTTGATCTGGCTCAGTGGCGAGGCATTGCGAACAAGCTCAGTGCCGCGCTTCAAGCCATGACGGTCAACGAGGCGAACATTGGTGACTTCTCCCGCTCACTCAACGCAGGCGTCGACGCTCAGCTCAAGGTGATCAAAGGCGAGCGCCAGGCCTACAACCTCGACACGGAAGAGGGTGACAAGACAGTCGATACCCTGGCCGCGATGATGGACGAACTATCGAAGGACGCCTGACATGAAGCCCGAGCACATGAAGCTGCTCCGGGATAAGCGTTGGCGGTTGAACAATCTCTACTTCATCACCGACAAGCAGGGCAAGAAAGTCCGCTTCCGGATGACGGACGAGCAGATTGAATACTTCGATGGGATGCATACCCGCAACATCATCCTCAAGGCTCGCCAGCTCGGCTTCACCACCGAATGCTGCATCATCCAGCTGGACGCCGCTCTGTTCGAGTCGGCCAAGTGCGCACTGATCGCCCACACCCTGAACGACGCCAAGCGCCTGTTCCGGGAGAAGGTGAAGTACGCCTACGACAACCTGCCGAAAGAGATCCGCGCCGCGAACCCGGCGAGCAACGACGCTGCCGGTGAGTTGGTGTTCAGCAAGGGCGGCTCGCTCTACGTCAGCACCTCGTTCCGGGGCGGCACGCTGCGTTACCTGCACGTATCCGAGTTCGGGAAGATCTGCGCCAAGTTTCCGCACAAGGCGCGCGAGATCGTCACGGGCGCCTTCGAGGCGGTGGCCACCGACTGCTTCGTCACGATCGAGTCCACAGCAGAGGGCCGGGCCGGCTACTTCTTCGATTACTCGCAGACGGCCGAGAAGCAACTGCTGTCAGGCGCGCCGCTGGGCAAGCTGGACTGGAAGTTCTTCTTTTTCAGTTGGTGGAAGAACAAGGCCTACTGGCTCGATCCAACCGAAGCGATCATTCCGCAGCGCCTGACCGACTACTTCAACGAACTGTTCGCAAAGCACGGCATCGACACTAACCCCGGCCAGCGCGCCTGGTACGCCGCCAAGGAAAAGACCCTCGGCGACGACATGAAGCGGGAATACCCGTCGATACCGGCCGAAGCCTTCCAGCAGTCGATCGAGGGCGCCTACTACGCCCAGCAGTTCACCAAGCTCTACGCCGCTCAGCGCATCGGCACGCTGCCAGACAACAGCCACCTGCCTGTGATGACCTTCTGGGACATCGGTGTCGGCGACTCCACGGCTATCTGGTTCGTGCGTCAGGTCGGCAACGAGTACCACGTCATCGACTTCTACCAGAACAGCGGGGAAGGCCTGCGGCACTACATGAAGGTTCTCAAGGACAAGGGTTACACCTACTCCGAACACTGGGGGCCGCACGATATCGACAACCGCGAGTTCGGTAGCGATGCCAAGACTCGCCGGGAAATGGCGCGCGAGGGCTACGAGATTGACGGCCAGCACTACCGCATGACGTTCCAGGTCGTGCCGAAGATCGGCGTCGACGACGGCATTGATCAGGCACGGGAAATCCTCGGGCTCTGCGTCTTTGACGAGGCGAAGTGCGAGGAGGGCATCACCGCGCTCGAGAACTACCGCAAAGAGTGGGACGACAAGAAGGGCTGCTGGAAAGAAAAGCCGCTTCATGACTGGGCTTCTCACCCGTCCGATGCATTCCGGTACTTCGCTGTCGCCAAGAGCGCAAGGAAGCCGGTCAAATCAATCAAAATGGGATTCGCACGCTAATGGCAGACGTCACCTACACCCGCCCGGAGTACGACGCGGCCCAGTCCCGTTGGCGGCTGGTGCGCGACGTGTGCAAGGGCTCCGAAACGGTAAAGGCTCGCGGGGATCATTACCTTCCTCGGCCAAACCCTCACGATGAGAGCGACGAGAACAAGGCACGCTTCGCCACGTATCTGATGCGGGCCGTGTTCTACAACGCCACTGGGCGCACCAAAAACAGTCTGGTGGGTGCGGTGTTCCGCACCTGGCCAACGCTCACAGTGCCAGCAGCGCTCGAATACGTCGCCAAGGACGTCGATGGCCAAGGCATCAGCATTTACCAGCAGTCGCAATCGGTCATCGGGCACATTCTCGAAGTCGGCCGTCACGGGCTGCTGGTGGATTACCCGAGCGTTGAGCCTGGTTCGACCAGCAAGGCGGACAGCGCGGCAATGGGCATCCGCCCAACCATCGCCAGCTACAACGCTGAGTGCATCATCAACTGGAAGACGCGCAAGGTGGGCGGGCAGCACCTGCTGAGCCTGGTTGTGCTGAAGGAAGTGGTCGACAAGGACACCGACGACGGCTTCGGTGTTGAGAGCAAAGATCAATATCGCGTGCTGCGACTGAATGACTCTGGCGTGTACGAGCAGGAGCTGTGGACGACTGAGGGCGGGAGCTGGGCGGCAACTGACGCGCACACGCCTCTCGACGGCACTGGCAAGCCTTGGCGCCTGATCCCGTTCATGTTCGTCGGCAGCGAGAACAACGATTCGTCGATTGATGACTCTCCGCTGTACGACATGGCCGAGATCAACATCGGTCACTACCACAACAGCGCCGACTACGAGGACTCGGTCTGGTTCTCGGGTCAGCCGCAGTTCTGGATCGCCGGCCTTGATGAGGCTTGGCGTGATCACCTGGAAGAGAACGGCATCTATGTCGGCTCGCGCGCACCGCTGACGCTGCCAGCCAATGGATCGTGTGGCTTTGCTCAGCCTGAGCCGAACACCCTCGTCAAAGAGGCTATGGACGGCAAGAAAGAGGACATGGTCTCGCTCGGCGCCCGGCTGATTGAGCGTGGTAGCGCGGTGAAGACCGCAACGCAGGCTGACAACGACAGCGCGGCAGAGCACAGCATCCTGTCGCTGGCCGTGAGCAACGTCAGCGAGGCCTACAGCCAGTGCCTGATGTGGATGTGCGCATTCGAGAATGTCGCCGGCGAAGTGCTGCTGAAGCTGAATCAGGACTTCACGCAAGTGAGTCTCGACGCGGCAATCATGGCCAGCCTGTTCAATGCAGTGCAGGCAGGGCGCGTGCCTGAGTCTGACTTCTGGCAATACCTGCGCGATCGCGGCGTGATCGATCCAGAGAAGACCGACGACGATATTCGAGGCGAGCTGGAAGCGAATCCTGCGGGCCTTGCCCTGGACGATGAGGACAACCGAGATGGCGGCAAACCAAGCGATCCTTGATGCCACCATTCGGCACGCTGTATTCCTCGAAAGGCTGAAGGCGGGGGAGGTGAAGAAGTTCACCCCCTTCCTCAAGGAGATCGACCGCTCGCTGCGTGAGCGCCTGACCAAGTCAGACTTGACCGGGTTCACACGTAAGCGGCTGGAGAAGCTGCTCGACGAGGTGGATAGCCTGCTGCTGGGCATCTTCACTCGCTTCACCGATCAGCTGACGCTGGACCTGATCGACCTGGCGAACTACGAAGCGCAGTTCGAAGCTACGAGCCTGACGAAAGCGGTACCCGCCAGCATCAGCCTTGAGGCTGCGATTCCCTCCGTCACGGCGATTCGCTCGGCAGTGATGAACAACCCGCTCAGCATCCGCGATGGCGGCAAGCTGCTCAAGCCATTCATCAAGGACTGGACGACAGCGGAGCGCGAGCGTGTCACCGGAGCGATCCGGCAAGGTTTTTTCGAAGGGCAGACGAACTTCCAGATCCTTCAGAACATACGAGGCACCAAGGCAGCAGGGTACGCCGACGGCATTCTGGCAATCACTGGCCGCAACGCCTCAACGGTGGTGCGCACTGCCATCCAGCATGTTGCCAGCCAGGCGCGAATGGAGACAGCGAAGGCTAACACCGACATCGTCACCGAGATCCAACTGGTCGCCACGCTCGACAGCAAGACCAGCCAGATTTGCCGGACACTGGATAAGCGCCGATTCCCTGTCGATTCAGGGCCAAGGCCACCGTTCCACCCGAACTGCCGAACGACCTTTGTGCTGCTGACGCGCCTCAGCGAAATGTTCGAGAAGGACGCCACAAGGGCCTCAAAAGGAGCGGATGGTGCAGCACAAGTAAGCGCCGATCTCGACTATTACCACTGGCTCAAGCAGCAGCCCGCATCGTTCCAGGACAAAGCCATTGGCAAGGCCCGTGGTGCTCTGTTCCGCAACGGCGGGCTCAGCGTTAAGCGTTTCTCCGAGCTCCAGCTCGATCGCAACTTCAAACCACTGACACTCGTTGAGATGAAGGCCTTGGAGCCTTTGGCCTTCGAGCGCGCAGGCATCTGATCCGCAGGCTGAGCCTGTAAACCAGTCCCAGGGGGACAGCATGAAATACCTGATCGACAAAGCAGCATATGACGCGCTCGAACCATCCATGCAGGCGTTCTACAAGGCGCAGGGCGAAGACTACGTGCTGGCAGTAGAAGGCTTGCCGGCACCTGAGGACGTCACGGGCTTGAAAGCCAAGAATGACGAACTACTGGCTGAGCTTCGAGCCAACAAGACGAAGGCGCGCGAAGCCGAAGAGGCGGCGCGAATCGCGGCTGAAGATGCTGCCCGCAAGTCCGGCGACACTGAAGCGCTTGACCGCAGCTGGCAGGAAAAGCACACCGCAGCATTGGCCGAGAAGGACGGCACGCTGAGCGCGCTGCAGGCACAGGTTCATGCTCTCACCGTAGGCGCAACTGCTGCACGCGTGGCCGGAGAGCTGGCCGTGCAGGGCTCTGCCGCCGTGCTGCAACAAATCATCGAGCCTCGCCTCTCCATGGAGCTGCGCGAGGGCAAGCCTACCGTCGTGGTGCTGGACGCTGAGCGCCGGCCTACCGCTCTGACGGTGGAAGAATTCAAGACTCAACTTTTCAACGACGCCTCACTGGCTCCGTTGATCGCTTCAAGCAGGGCTTCTGGTGGCGGGGCTACCGGTGGCAAAGGCGGCGGGGCCGCAAAAACGTGGAACCAACTTACCGGGATGGAGCGTGTAGAGCTCCGCCGAACCAACCCCGCCGAGCACGCGCGCCTGAAGGCAGCGGCTGAGGCATCGTAAAAGGACCTATCGCAATGCCAACCATTCTTTCCGACGTCATCTTCCGCGACGAACTGCGGGATTACATCAGCGTCAACACTGTCGAGCGCACCGCGTTCTTCCAGTCGGGCATCCTGACCACCAACTCGGACATGACCCAGTTGCTGGCCAGTCCGTCCAACACTTTCACCATTCCGTGGTGGGTTGACCTGGACGCGTCCATCGAGTCGAACTACTCGAACGACGTGTACACCGACATCGCGGTACCGCTGTCGGTAACCAGCGCTTCCATGCAGGCGCGCGCCGCGTACCTCAACGAAGGCTGGAACTGCATGAACTTGGTGAAGAACATCACCAAGCAAGATCCGCTGGAGTTCGTGGCGAGCCGCCTGATCTCGTACTGGCAGCGCGTGGCCCAGCGCCGCACCATCGCCACTGCGGTCGGTATCTACAACGACAACGTGGCCAGCAATGGCGGTGACATGGTCGTAGACGCGGGCGGCTTGATCAGCCCGACTGCTGTGATCCGCGCCCGGGGCACCATGGGCGACTACACCGGCCAGTTGGGCGGCCTGAGCGTGATTGCAATGCACTCGGCAGTTCACACCGAACTGGCCATCCAGAACCAGATCGACTACACGCCGATCGCAGACCAGACCCCAGAGTTCGGTCGCTTCCAAGGCATGCCGGTCGTTCTGGACGACGGTCTGCCTGTGATCGGCACCGGCCCAACCGCCAAGTACCTGTCGATCATCTTCGGCCCGGGCGCTATCGGCTACGCCGAGCAGCAGCCGGAAGGCGAAGACGGCCTGGAGTACGACCGCACGCCTGATCGCGGTAACGGTGGCGGTGCGGAAACCCTGTGGACCCGTCGCAACTTCGTTGTGCACCCGCTGGGCTTCTCGTTCACCAGCACCACCATCACCAGTACCCCGACCACCACTCGCCCGATCTCGGCGAACTGGGCGGACCTGGCGCTGGCCACCAACTGGGAGCGCAAGTTTGCTCGCAAGCAGGTGCCTATGGCGTTCATCACCTCCCTCGTTACTGCGGCAACGCCGTAACCGAGCGCGCGGCGGGTGAGTTGCCCGCCGCGCAGAACTGATCCAGGAGAAACCCATGACCGTGCAAAAAGACAATCACATCGACCCGAACATCAAGGCCCGCTGGGGCTTCGGCGGAACCGAAGGCAATATCACCGTCGGTCCCGAAACCGTAGGCGAAACCGGCGGAGTTGATACTGCTCGCACTCGCTCGGACGAGAGCGGGGCTCGCAACAATGGCGGCGGCGCAGAGGAGACGCAGGCTATCCGCCTTGAGCTAACCGACACTCAGGACCAACTCGCCCAGGCATTGGCAGATCTCGCTGCCGAGCGCGCGAAGAACTCCGATCCGCGTGATAGCCTGACCATCCCGGAAATCAAAGAGCAACTGGACGCCAAGGAAGTGAAGTATTCGTCCACTGCCAACAAGGCTGAGCTGCTGGAACTGCTCAAGGCCCAGCCAGCCACCCAGGAGTAACAAATGCTCATCATCGAGGACGGTACCGGCAAGCCTGACGCGGACAGCTACTCAACCGCAGCGGAACTGGTCAGCTACGCCGCGCGGTACGGCGTGACCATTCCGGCGGAAGAGGCGGCACAGGAAACGCTGCTTCGCCGGGCCGCCTTGGCGATGGATGTCATGAAGTGGAAAGGATGCCGGGCCAACGGTGACCAGGCGCTGGCCTGGCCTCGCCGTGGCGTCAATATCGACGGCGAAAACAAGCCGTCCGACTACATTCCTGCACGTATCCAGTACGGGCAGATGGCCCTCGCGGGCGAGATTCATGCAGACGATATCGACCCACCGGAAACACGCAAAGGCGCGATCATCCGCGAGCGTGTGGAAGGCGCTGTGGATACCGAATACGCAGCAATCTCCAACACCAGCGGCAAACTGTTGCCGGCGGCTCCGGATCGTCCGAGCCATACGCAGTTTGCCGACTACCTCCAGAAGCGTGGGCTTTACGCCATAAGGGCCTGACCAATGAGTGAGTTCTACGACCGCATGGCTGCCACCGCTCTGCGGTTGATTACTCAATACGGCCAGCCAGTAACGCTAAGAGACATCCAACCGGCGGAGTACGACCCGGACAATCCCGATGGCGGCGACGTGATCATTGAGCAAACCGCCCAAGGCATCCTGCTCGACTTCACCGGCCTTGAATTCCAGAGCGACACCCTGATTGTGCGCGGTGACAAGAAACTCAAGGTCGCGGCGCTGGGCATGGAGTGGAAGCCGAAACCGCAGATCAAGGCGGACGTGCAGGGCAAAACGTGGACGGTGATCAACTTCAAGGAGATCAACCCAGCCGGCACGCCACTGCTGTATGAACTTCAGGTGCGCTCATGAACAAGTACGCAGGGCAGCAGGGCAGCTTCGCGTTACAGCTGGCAGAGTTCGCAGAGCAGGCTAAGGACGCGGTCGATGCCAGCCTTCGCGAGATCATCATCGAGATCGGCAACTCGCTGATCCGCATGTCACCGGTAGACACCGGCCGATTCCGTGGCAACTGGCAGATGACGATTGATGCGCCGGCTGCTGGCACGCTCAGCGCGCTTGACCCAACCGGCGCAGAGGCGACGGCGCGCATCGCGGGCGAGTCGATCCTGTTTCGGGCAGGCACCACGGCCTTCATCGTGAACAATCTGCCATACGCGATCCCGCTGGAGTACGGGCACTCCGATCAGGCGCCTGGCGGGATGGTGCGCATAACCCAGGCCCGCTTTCAGCAGATCGTGCTCGAAGCCATCAGGAACAACCAGGTATGAGCCACAACATCATTGCTGCGGCCTTCGAGTCGCGCCTGCTGGTCTGGGCGAAGGCCAGAGTCCCGAAGCTTAAGGTGGTGGCCGAGAACGAAACCTACACGCCGGCGACGGGCGAGACGTACCTGCGCGCTTTCACTCTGCCGGCGGACACTGCCAGCAACACGCTGGGAGGCGATCACCGACTGTACACCGGCGTGTTCCAGGTCAACATCGTGGCACCCTCCGGCAAGTACCGGACCGAAGCGAGCACCATCGTCGACGAACTGGCCGCGCTGTTCCCGCTCAATCTGCGTATTCCCCGCGCTGGACTTGTGGCGCTGGTCATGACGCCAGTTGCGCCGGGGCCCGGGATACCAGACGGCAACACTTTCACGGTACCGGCCTCGTTCCAATACCGATCCGACACCAACTAATCCGCCCGTTGGGCAAACCCAGAACCCGCCACCGAGCGGGTTTTGTCATTTCTGCACAGAGGAAACACAACCATGGGCTTTCGACTCCCCAACGGCGCCACGCTCGAAATCGCATCTGCATTCGGCCCTGCCATTCCTGTCACAGCGCTGAGCAATGCCAACCCAGCCGTGGCGACCGCAGCAGCGCACGGCCTGTCTGATGGCGACATTATCGCTGTGACCTCGGGCTGGACTCGCTTGAATGATCGGGCTGCCCGCATTGCGAACAGTCTGACCGGTACTTTTGCGCTGGAAGGCATCAACACCACCAACCTCCAACCGTACCCGGCGGGCTCCGGCGCTGGCTCCGTGCGCGAAGTCACCGGCTTTACCGAGATCTCGCAGATCACCGACTTGAACTCCAGCGGCGGCGATCAGCAGTTCCTCACCTTCGGCTTTCTCGCAGATGACGATGATCGCCAGCTTCCAACGACCAAGAACCCAATCAGCATGGCGGTCACTGTCGCCGACGATCCTGACCTGCCTTACGTGGCCATTGTCGAAGCGGCTGACGAAGACAAGCAGACCCGTGTGCTTCGCCTGAACCTGCCAGGCGGTAGCAGCATCGTCTACAACTGCTACGTGTCGATCACGTCGACCCCAGCGCTCAGCCGCAACAACCTGATGACCCGAGTCATCACTCTGTCGCTCGCTGGCCGCCCAACCCGCTACGCAGCGGCGGTGTAACCCATGGCCAAGATCAAGATCTCCCAGAACCCAACCTTCAAGGCGAAGGTCGCGATTCCACGCGTTGGCGCTGAGCCGGTCAGCGTTGAGTTCGAATTCAAGTACATGGATCGGCTGGCCCTGGCCGCACACTTCGATAAGTGGAATGCGGCGCGCGACGAGCATGCCAAGAAGGTGCAGGAAGACGAGCTGAACTGGCAGGAAGCGACCGGCGCCGAAATCGCGCTGCAGGTCGGCCAGCTCAAGGACATCATCGAGGGCTGGGGCTTTGACGAGAAACTGTCGGATGAATCTCTGACGGCGTTGGTCACCACCTGCATTGGCGCACCCCAGGCTGTGCTTTCCGCGTACCAGAGCGCCTATCAACCGGCCCGCCTGGGAAACTGACCGGCGCCGCCCGCGTCCTGTACGAGCCCGGGCCGTCCGAAGCTGATTTGGCAGCCTTCGGCATGACGCTCGCCGACATCCCTGAAGAAGAGTACGAGGTCTGGCCAGACAACTGGCCGGCCTTTCTGCTGTTCGAGGCGATGTCCACGCAGTGGCGCGTAGGCATGGGCGGGGCTACCGGGCTGGACTACAACGCCTTGCCGCCGGTGGCCTCGATGCTGGGCATGAAGCGGCGCGAAATCCCTGAAGTCTTCCACGACATTCGTGTCATGGAAGCAGAAGCCATGCTCGTGATGAGCGAATCGAAATAACGGAGCCCGCATGACTTCTATTGCTGAACTCGGCATCAAGGTCGATTCGACCGATGCTGCGCAGGCGAGCTCCGACCTCGACAAGCTCACGGCGGCAGGTGCACGGGCCGAGAAGGCGGCGGAGGGCGTCTCCAAAGGCGCCGACAAGGCAACAGCTTCGATCAAGAAGCAGAAGGACGAGCTGAGCGATCTGCTCGGCGAGATCGACCCGACAGTTAAGGCGCTCGGCAGGCTCGACGAACTCGAAAACAAGCTGGCCAAGCAGAAGAAACTCGGCGCGCTTGATGCGTCGACCTTCAGCGAATACCAGTCGAAGATCGACCAGTCTCGGACGAATCTGTCCCGCTTTGATGACAGCCTGACCCGCACTGGCAACACCGCCAAACAGACAGCCGCTGCCCTTCGCGGCGTGCCTGCGCAGTTCACTGATATCGCGGTGTCGCTGCAAGGCGGCCAAGCTCCGCTGACCGTGCTGCTCCAGCAGGGCGGACAGCTCAAGGATATGTTCGGCGGCATCGGCCCGGCTGCAAAAGCACTGGGCGGCTACGTGCTCGGCTTGATCAACCCGTTTACTGTCGCTGCGGCTGCTGTCGGTGCGCTGACGCTGGCCTATTACAAGGGCAGCCAGGAGGCCGACGAGTACAACAAGGCAATCATCTTCACCGGCAACTCTGCCGGCACGAGCGCTACTCAGCTGGCGTCGATGGCGCAGCAGGTGAGCGCAACGGTCGGCACCACTGGCGCAGCTGCCGAGGTGCTGGCCAAGCTGGCAGGCAATGGAAAGATCGCCAGCGCCAGCTTCGAAGAGATCACCGAAGCTGCTCTGCAGATGGAAAAGGCCACCGGCAAAGCCATCGACGAAACGATTGCCGAGTTCGCGAAGATTGCCAAAGATCCCGTCGCCGCAGCCAAGGAGCTCAACGACCAGTACAACTTCCTTACGGCCTCGGTCTACTCGCAGATCGTCGCGTTGAAAGAGCAGGGCGACACCATCGGGGCGGCAAAGCTGCTCACCGACACCTATGCCGATACGATCAAAAATCGAACCGGCGAGGTGACGGCGAATCTCGGCCTGATTGAGGGCGCTTGGCAGAAGATCAAAGCCGCAGCGGCCGGCGCGCTGGACGCGACTCTGGATGTGGGTCGAACCCAGTCCATCGATTCGCAGATCGCCAACTACCAAAAAATCCTTGATGGGCGTAAGTCCGGCGGCTTTCTCTCGTCGTTTTTCGGCGAAGAACTGGGCGCCAATAGCCAGTCCACCAAGTTCCTTGAGCAGCAGATTGTCCTGCTGCAAAAGCGAAAAGAGGAAATCACCGCCGGCGCCAAGGCTGACGCTGACCGGGCAAAAACCGAGCGCGACGGCATCGACGCAAGCCTGCGACTCAAGACAATCAGCGATTCGAACCTCACCAACGAGGAAAAGCGCAACAAGCTGATCAAGGAGTACAAGCGGGACGTAGAGGCGCTGCGTAAGGCGAACCCGAACGATCCTCTGGTTCAGGAAGCGGTTGTTTCGAAGACGATTCAGAACATCCGCGACAAGAACAAGGATCCGAAAGCCGCGACCTCAACGGTAAACCTGACCGAGTTCAACGACTCGAAAAACCAGCTCTCGCTGATCATCGGCGAGTACAAAAACGCCCAGAAGGAACTGGAAGCCGCGCAGAAGGCCGGGCTGGTCACGCAGGAAGACTACCTGCTCAAGCGTCAGGCGCTGATCGGCAACGAGCGCGACGAGGTAACCGCCGCGTATCAGGCTGAAATCAGTTCGTTGGAAGCGGCGAAGGGCAAGGCCAGCACCTCGGCAGCGCAACGTATTCAGCTCGATCAAAAGATCGCTGATGCCAGGGCCAACATGGTCAAGGCTCAGAAGGAAGCCGACAGTGAGCTCGAAGTCATCGCGACGAACGAGCAGGGCCGGCTCGCCAAGCAGGCGCAGGCGATCAAGGTCTACACCGATGCCCTCGACCAGCAGAACGTCGCTCTGCGGCGCGCTGGCGGCCGTGCAGCGGATGGCGTTGGCCGTGGCGACCGGGAGAACGCCATCAATGGCGAACTGAACGGCATTGCCGATCGAGCCAACCAGCAGCGTCTGGATCTGGCGCGCGACCGGGCCGACAAGGCGCGCAACATGAGCGCCGAGGAGTACCAGGCCAAGCTCGACGCGATCAACAGAAGCGAAACCGACCTGAGCGAAACGGTGCTCAGCAACTACGAGCAGATGTCGGCGGCGCAAAGCGATTGGCGAAACGGGGCAACCTCGGCGTTCAGCAACTATCTGCAGAGCGCGCGCAACGTCGCAGGCCAAACCCGCGACCTGTTCAGCAATGCCTTCAGCTCGATGGAAGACGCAGTCGTCAACTTCGCCATGACCGGGAAACTGTCGTTTGCTGACTTCACCAAGTCGATTCTGGCGGACATGGCGCGGATCGCGACCCGTCAGGCCAGTTCGGCGCTGCTGAGCAGTCTGGTTGGCGCTGGCGCAAGCTACTTCGGTGGCGGCGGCTCAGGTAATGGATTGGCGGCAGGATCCGCTGGCGCAACGTCATCCAACCTCGGGGCCTCGCAGGCTGGTTACTCGTCCGCCTATTTTCAGGCTGACGGCGGGGCTTGGACCAATGGCGTGCAGATGTTCGCCAATGGTGCCGCGTTCACCAACTCCGTCGTGAGCAAGCCGACAGCGTTCGGGATGGCTGGCGGGCAGACTGGCGTCATGGGCGAGGCAGGGCCTGAGGCGATCATGCCACTGACCCGCACCGCTGGCGGCCAGCTGGGTGTGCGGGCGATCAGCGGCGGAGGAAGTGGTGGCGGAAACGTTTACAACTTCCCCGTCGCGGTATCGGTGCAAACCCAGGGCAATGGTGGAGCAGCCAGCACGGAAGACACCTCGCAGCTTGGCAAAGGCATTCAGCAGGCAGCGAAAGCGGAAGCTGAAACCGCGATCGCCCGAGCGCTGCAGCCAGGCGGCTCAATCTGGAAACTCACGAACGGGAGGGGCTGATGGCCATCGAGACATTCAACTGGCCAACCCAGCACGGTGACGCGCCCGAGATCTTGTATCGGGTGCGCACCGCGCAGTTCGGCGACGGCTACAAACAGGAAGTTGGCGACGGCCCGAACAACAAGGAAGACGCGTACCCGATCACCTACAGCGGACCTCAGGCCAAGGTGCTGGAAATCATGTCGTTCCTTGATCGGCACGCGGGCGCTAAAGCCTTCCTGTGGACCACGCCACTGGGCCAGCTTGGCCTGTTCACCTGCAAGAACCCCGTGCCCACTCCGGTGGGTGGCGGCGTTTTCAAACTCACCGCCACGTTCGAGCGGGCATTCCATCCATAAGGGGCAATCATGCCGCTGATCAGTGACATCCAGGTGCTTGAGCCTGGCAGCGAAGTGCTGCTCTTTGAATTGGACGGCACGGACTATGGCGCGGACGTTCTGCGCTTCCACGGGCACGCGATACCGCACACGGCGGCAGAGTTGATTGCGGCCGGAGACAATGCTGACCAACTGCCGGCGAAGGCGATCTACTGGCAGGGCAACGAGTACAGCGCCTGGCCGATGCAGATCGACGGTATCGAGGCGAACGGCGACGGCACGGCGGTTCGGCCGACATTGTCCGTCGGCAACGTCAACGGGCGCATCACTGCGCTCTGTCTGGCATTCGAGGATCTGCTCGAGTTCAAGCTGACGATGCGCCACACGCTCGGCAGCTACCTCGATGCCGCGAACTTCCCGGCCGGCAACCCAACGGCCGACCCTACCCAAGAGACGATCGAGGTCTGGTACATCGACCAGAAAACGAACGAGGACGGCGAGAACGTCAGTTGGGAGTTGGCCAGCCCGGGCGATGTCGGTAATGAATCGATCGGGCGGCAGGCCACAACCCTTTGCCATTGGTGCCTCACCGGCGGATATCGCGGGCCGAACTGCGGCTACACCGGCCCGTACGTCACGAAGGACGGCGTGATCACCGATAACCCTGAGCTAGACCAATGCGATGCCACGCTGGGCAAGGGCTGCATTCCGCGCTTCGGCGAGGGCAACCCGCTGCCGTTCGGTGGCTTCCCGGCCGTTTCCCTGATCGCACGGAGCTGACATGCGAAAGCACATCTTGAACGCGATCCAGGCGCACGCGGCCGCCGAGTACCCGAAAGAGTGCTGCGGGCTCCTGCTGGCGATTGGGCGCAAGCAGCAATACTTCCCCTGCATCAATGTCTCGACCGAGCCGAACGAAGAATTCCGAATCGATCCTGAGCACTATGCTGCAGGCGAGGACATCGGTGAGGTGATCGGCGTGGTGCATTCGCATCCGGACGCCACCAGCAGGCCTTCACCGCGCGACCTCGCCATGTGCGAAGCGACGGCGCTGCCCTGGCACATCCTGAGCTGGCCGGAAGGCGATCTGCGGACTGTCGTTCCCACCGGTGAAGTGCCGCTGCTGAAACGACCGTTCGTGCACGGGGCCTGGGACTGCTGGCAGGTCTGCGCCGATTGGTACAAGCGCGAGTGGGGCTTGGAGTTCGAGCCCTTCAAGCGCGCCGATGGCTGGTGGGAAAGCAATGAAAACACCAGCCTGTACGAAGCGAACTACGAGGCCGCGGGCTTCTACCGCGTCGACCAGCCGCAGCGTGGCGACATGATCGTGATGGAAGTGGGGCGCACCGTTTACCCGAACCACGCCGGGATTTTCCTGGGCGCCGCCCCGGCTCTGCCTGGTGAAGATGCCGCCACGTTCGGCCCCGGGCCTTTCCTGCTGCACCACCTGTACGGCAGGCCATCTGAGATCATTGTCTTCGGCGGCCCGTGGCTCGACCGCACGCGCCTGATTCTCAGGCATAAAGACGCCCAACAATCGCGTGACGCTGAGCTTTATAGACGGTGTTAATGTTATAGGCTGCTTTGGCGCTGCTTGTTAATGGTGGTAAATTACCGTTATCAATTTAAGGAGATGAAGATGCTGGAATTTGGACTGGGGATAGTTTTTCTCTTCTTGATAATCGCCACTTATTTTTTGCCTTCATTCAATGCTTTCAGTCGAAAGCACCCGGATAGATGGCCTATTTTCATGCTGGATCTTTTTCTCGGCTGGACCATCATTGGATGGGTTGTATCTCTGGTTTGGTCCGTCTCCCCAATAACGTCTCGTGACATGACCCGAGTTCCGTCTCAATCTCAGCCTGAAGACGATAAGTACCAGAAGCTTGAGAAAATCGGTAGCCTGATGGAAAAGGGCCTCCTCACGGAAAGTGAATTTGAGGCTGAAAAAGCCAAACTTCTGCAAAGCTAAAAGAAAAACTCGATCCATTGGTTTCGGCGAGTTAGATAGCGGGGAATAAATAATGCGAATTGCGATAGGAGCGCTGGCGGTAGCGTTGTTGGCGGGGTGTGCGACTTCGCCGACACCGTCCAATGAAGCCAAGCAGGCGCCGGCAAGTCACCTGTCGGCCTACCAGACCAAGCCATCTGGGACATATGGGACACTGCAAGTGATCCGCGACTCTGGGCAGACTGGAAGCCTATGTTCAATGGCCGTTTTTATCGATGGCAAACAAGCTGCCAAGCTCGACCCGGGTCAGAAGGCATCTTTCTACCTGTCGCCTGATTCGGTTTCGGTTGGCGCGGCTTACACCGGCTCTGGCATCTGCTCCATGGGTGCAGCCCGAGTGGAGCGGGAAGCGATCGTGAAAGGCGGCGCGGTCAAGAAATACCGAGTTTTCACCGGGGGCGATGGGCAGATCGACATACTGCCCACGACTCTCTGAACAAACCGCCTCCGGGCGGTTTTTTATTGCCTGGAGAATGGCATGTGCTCAGCAATTACCTACACGCCAATGACGAAAGTCATGTTGTCCGGCTCGCTTGCGAAGAAGTTTTTTCGAAGCAAGCTATTCCTGCTCGACGGCGGATCGGCCGTGGAGGTGTTCCGTGCACTCAACGCGACGGTTGATGGTTTCGCCGCGGAAATTAAACGACTGGAGCGCCTTGGACTGAAGTTTGCGATCTTTCGGAATCGCGCAAACATCGGAATGGACGGATTCGATCTCGGCGGCACGCGGGAAATCCGCATTGTTCCAGTGATTGGTGGCAGCAAGCGTGCCGGCGGACTGCAGACCATTATCGGCACAGTAATGATCGCCGCAGCCTATGTGCTGTCATTCACTCCGTTTGCAGCCGCATCGCCGTTTTTGTACGCGGCCGGCGCGTCGATGGCGATCGGCGGCGTCATTCAAATGCTGAGCCCCCAAGCCTCGGGTTTGAAACAAAGCGCTTCCCCCGAGAACTCTCCGTCCTACGCCTTCGGCAGCGCCAAGAACACCACTGCCAGCGGCAACCCGGTGCCGATCTGCATAGGCGAACGCCGGTGGGGCGGGATGATCATTTCGGCCTCGATCCTGGCTGAAGACAAAGTGTAATCAGGACAGCCGCACAACGACCGCCCGCGAGGCGGTTTCTTTATGCCTGGAGGAAAGCATGGGCGCAGCAGCACAGATCGATATCCGCGGGGAGAAGGGCGGCAGCAGCAAGCCGAAGTCGCCGACCGAAGCCAGCGACAGCCTGCGCTCGACCAACCTGGCCAAGCTGCTGATCGCCGTGGGCGAGGGAGAGTTCGACAGCGTCCCGACCGATTACGACATCTACCTGGACAACACGCCGATTCGCGATGCCAGCGGCAACTACAACTTCCCGAACGTGAAGTGGGACTGGCGCCCGGGATCGGTGGATCAGACGTACATCCCCGGCATTCCGTCCGTGGAGAACGAGACGTCGCTGAACATTGAGCTGCGCAGCGATTCGCCGTGGGTACGCTCCATCACCAACACCCAGCTTTCGGCCGTGCGCATGCGCTTGGCCTGGCCGGCGCTGCAACGCTCTGATGACCAGGGCAATGTCGGCGGCTACCGGATCGAATACGCAATCGACGTGGCCACCGATGGCGGCGCCTATCAGCAGGTGCTGGTGGACGCCGTCGATGGCAAGACCACCACGCGCTACGAGCGCTCGCGCCGCATCGATCTACCGGACGCCACCACCGGGTGGCAGATCCGTGTGCGTCGCCTGACGCCGAACCAGAACACCAACAAGATCGCCGACACCATGCTGGTGGCCGGATATACCGAAGTCATCGACGCCAAGCTGCGCTACCCGAATACCGCGCTGCTCTACATCGAGTTCGACGCCGAGCAGTTCACCAACATTCCGGCCGTGACCGTGAAGTGCAAGGCCCGCCGCTGGATGGTGCCGAGCAACTACGACCCTATCCTGCGCACCTACACCGGGACATGGGACGGCTCGATGAAATCGGCCTGGACCAATAACCCGGCGTGGATCACCTACGGCATCTGCACCGAAGACCGCTTCGGCCTGGGCAAGCGCATCAAGCCGTTCATGGTCGACAAGTGGGAGCTGTACCGCATCGCCCAGTATTGCGACCAATTGGTGCCGAACGGCCTCGGCGGACAGGAGCCACGTTTCCTGTGCGACATGAACCTGCAGGGCAAGGCTGACGCCTGGTCGCTGCTGCGCGATATCTCGGCGATCTACCGGGGCATGACGTACTGGGCGCAGGGCCAGTTAGTGATGCAGGCGGACATGCCGCGCGCGCAGGACTTCGATTACGTCTTTACTCGGTCGAACGTCATCGACGGCAAGTTCTCCTACGGCAGCGCCTCGGCGAAGACCCGTTACACCCGGGCGCTGGTCAGCTACGACAACCCGGCGAACAACTACGACACCGACGTCATTCCGTTCGCTGACCTGGATCTGCAACGCCGCTACGGCGACCGGCCGACCGAGCTGAGCGCCATTGGCTGCACCCGAGCCTCCGAAGCCCAGCGGCGTGGCAAGTGGGCGATCCTCAGCAACAACCAGGATCGCACCGTCTCGTTCAGGACCGGCATGGAAGGCGTGATCCCGTTGCCGGGCCATATCATCCCGGTGGCGGATTCGCTGCTGGCTGGCCGGGAAGTGGGCGGCCGGATCTCGGCGGTGGCGGGGCGGGTGATTACCATCGATCGCGACACCCAGGCCAAGGCCGGCGACCGGCTGATCATCAACCTTCCCGGCGGCCGCGCCGAAGGTCGCACAGTGCAGAGCGTGAACGGGCGCGCGGTGACAGTCACGGTCGCCTACAGCGAGTCTCCGGTGGCGCAGTTGCAATGGGCGCTCGACGCGGACGATCTGGCAATCCCGCTGTATCGCGTGCTGCGCACCAAGCGCACCACCGAGGGCGACTACGAAATCAGCGCGCTCCAGTTCGAACCGAGCAAGTTCGCTTTCATCGACACCGGTGCACGATTGGAAGAACGCCCGATCAGCGTGATTCCAATAACCGTCGTTCCGGCGCCCGCGAGCGTGTCGCTTTCGTCGACGTCGTCAGTTGTACAGGGGCTGGCCGTGGCCACCATGACCATCAGCTGGCCAGCCGTGGATGGCGCCGTCGGCTATGACGTGGAGTGGCGCAAGGACAGCGGCAACTGGATCAAGCTACAACGCACCGGCATGACCAACGTGGACGTGGTCGGCATCTATGCCGGTGGCTACGTGGCTCGCGTCCGCGCAGTGAGCGCCTTCGACATCACGTCGCCGTGGCGCAACTCAATCCTAACCAACCTCAGCGGTAAGCAAGGGCTGCCGCCGGCGCTGGCGTTCCTGACTGCCACGCCGCTGCTGTTCGGCATTTACCTCAAGTGGGGATTCCTTGCTGGGGCCGAGGACAGCCAGCGCACGGAGATCTGGTACGGGCCGACGACTGAGCTGGATGCTGCGACCAAGCTGACAGACCTGGCCTATCCGCAAAGCGATTTCTCCATGCTCGGCCTGCGCGCTGGTGTGACCTTCTATTTCTGGGGGCGCATCGTAGACAAGATCGGCAACATCGGTCCGTGGTATCCGATCGGGCTTGGCGTGCAGGGGCAATCGAGTTCCGACGCAGCAGCCATTCTCGAGATGATCGCGGGCGAGATCAGCCGAACCGAGCTGGGGCAAGACATCCTCGACGAGATCGACAAGATCCCGGGGCTTCAAGAGCAGATCGATGCGCTCGACGGGCTGAAAGGCTACGATCCTGAAGCCACCTACGAGGAGTACGACCTGGTGGTGCAGGGCAAGCGTATCTATCAGGCCACCGGCCCGGTACCGCTCAACATGCCACCGCCAAGCCCGCTCTACTGGCTCGACGTTGGGCAGACCGTTGAGACTGCGAACGGACTTGCCCAGCAGGTGGCGACCAACACCACCGAGATTATCGAACTCGACGGAGAGGTCACGGCTCAAGCCACAGCCTTCGAAGCCCTTCGCGCCTCATATCGCGACGATGACGGTGCTGGCGATCTCGCGGACGCGATCAAAAGCTACACCAGCACGGCGGCGATCGCTTCCGAATCGAAGGTTCGCGCCTCCCAGAACGAGGTAATGGCAAGCCGTGTAACGACCTTCGACGCGAAAATCGGCGAGAACGCGGCGAACATCACCGAGCTGGAGCAGGTGGTGGCCACGAACGAATCCGCGACTGCGACGAAGATCGAGCAGTTGAATGTGTCGGTAGGGGATAACTCGGCGGCCATTCAGCAGACATCGACGGCTTACGCAGATACGGCCGGGAAGCTGAGCACGATGTGGTCGGTGAAAATGCAGGTCACGGCGAATGGGCAGTACGTTGCAGCCGGCATCGGCCTCGGGATCGAGAACACCGGTGCCGGTCTGCAAAGCCAGTTCCTGGTGAGCGCAGACCGCTTCGCCATCGTCAACACCATTGCCGGCGGCGCAATCTCTGTGCCGTTCGCAGTGCAGGGCGGACAGGTGTTCATGAACTCGGCGTTCATTCAGGACGCCTCGATCGGAAACGCCAAGATCGGTTTCTTCATCCAGTCAGACAACTACATCGCAGGTGTTCAGGGCTGGCGCATCGACAAGGCCGGCAACTTCGAGTTGAACAGCCCGCTGGGTGGTGGCGCTCGCCAAGTCATCAACAACAACGGCGGCAAAGTGTTCGACGAGAACGGCGTGAAGCGCTATCAGTGGGGGAACTTGAACGCATGAGCTTCGGCATAAGGATATGGGGCGCCGATGGGGCGCTCCAGCTGGACGAGAACTCATTCACGATTCGAGTCGTGCTTTCAGTGCAAGTGACCTTCGCGCTTGGAGCCAGCAAAGGAACGCAGGATTTCGCCGTTCCCGGTGTAGGCCCTGGTAACGGAACGGCGATCGTGATCCCGATCGGCACCTATTCGCAGAACCAGATGCAGTTCGAAACCGAGATGCTCGACGGAGTCGTCCGCGTCTACAACTACACCCGGACGTACGCGGCGAGTACCACGTCTTCCGGAACCATGCGCTTGATAGTAATGAGGTGGAGCTGATGAGCTACGGCGTTCAGTTCACAAACAACAATAACGTCGTCACTTTGGATTCAGAGTATGCACGGCTGATGGTCATTGCTTCAGGGCGATATGCACCAAACCAAGAGTCTGGGCTTGGCTCGGTTACCACGTTTGCACGCCCCGTCACCTCGCAAGAGCCTCCGCTCGTATTCGTGCGACCTGACACTATCAACGGGGTAGCAGGACTTTGCCGGATGAGTCTTCTCGGCTCTGCGGGTAACTGGACTGGCTTTTATGTCAGGGCGTACGACGTCAGCGTTGCCGGCCTGAATGGGCGTTATTTTGTTGCCGCCTTTGGTGCCCAGCCTGTTGCTCAATACGGGATGCGCTTGTGGGATGGCGCCGGGAAACTGCTTTTTGACTCAGGCACTCCGAACGCAACGTTTACCCGAGCATTCCAGAACTGGACGTATGTTCGCTATGACACCACGCCTCAGGGCCTGACGCGAATCTTCTACAGCGTTCCGTTCAACTTCCCCGAGAACGAGTTCATGTTGCTGAACACATTCGGCATGCCGATGACTTCGGGCAGCGGCATCCCTCGCGATCTTTATTGCTGGTGGGATTTCCCCAACAACACGCTCTACGCCATCACCATTGCGGCATCGAACCCCTTCGCTTTCTTCCTGCCGGCAGTGTTCGCAAAACAAGCCGCATAACCCCCCTATAGGATGCACACCATGCCCTGGTACAAATCAGGAACGGTTTCTGTCACCCAAAATTCCAATGCGGTAATCGGCACGGGCACCGCATTTATTGCCAACAGCCGGGTCGGCGACGGCTTTCGCGGTCCGGACGGCCGTTGGTATGAGGTGACCAACATCGCCAGCAACACAGCTTTGTCGATCTCGCCGGACTACGAAGGCCCGACAGTAGCTGACGGCCTTTACTCGATCGTGCCGGTGCAGGGATATCAGAAGGACCTGGCGGATCAGGTGCGAAAAATCCTCAACGACTACGGCGGCGTGCTGGCGGTGCTGGGCACCACGCCCACCACCGCCGGCGTTCGTGATGAGCTCGATCTCACTGATACAGATGGCCTGCCAGAGGGGCTGACGAATAAGTACATGACCGCGGCTGGTGTTCGCGGCACTGCGCTGGCGGGCGTGGATGTCGCAACGCCGGGAGCTGTCGCGGCAACCGATTCCATCTTGTCGGCACTGGGAAAGCTGCAGGCCACCAAAGCAGATCTCAGCGGGACGAATAAAACCGTTGCTGTCGAGAAAGGGGGAACTGGTGCTACTACGCCCGCTCTCGCTCGGGCGGCATTGGGGCTGACGATTCTGGGCACTGTCAGTCAGTCCGGAGGCGCTCCAACCGGAGCGCTCATGGAGTACGGTAGTAATGCCAACGGGGAATATTGGAAGTTCGCCAACGGTTTTATGGTCTGTATTTCCACGAAGTCAGTAATCGTGGCAATCAGTAGTGCGCTGGGTGGGCTCTACTGGAAAGGGGCTGCTGATCGGCCCGCCGACACACTGCCGGCTAACTTTGCGGTTGCTCCCTGGGCTCATCTGATTATTGGCGGAGAATACCCGGGGTTCAGCGAGACAGTAATCATGCCGACTACCGGGACGTTCGGCATCATTCGCCACTTGAGCCCCGTCGCACTTCCGCTCGCCACTTACACTTACACGTTCATAGCAGTAGGGAGGTGGTTTTGATGCGTATTAATCTTTCACCGATGCGCATGGATGCGACCTTGAGCGTTATCCGTAGCGGAAACGCCATCGTTGTAAATGGCGAGGAATTCGACTTCAGTCGCGTTGCAGAGGGAGACACCTTGCCTAGTGCCGCGATCAAATCGACATGGTTTGCCGGCGATGTCAGCCGCGTCGACGGGGAGCTTGAGCTTACTCTGATCCTTCCGCTCCCGATCAATTACAGCCCAGAGCAGGCATTCCCGTCGCCGCTTGAGGATGTGCGTGACGGCGTGATTCCCTTGCCGATGCCTCTGCCAGAGCCAGGAGAACAAGCATGAACATCGACTGGACTCAACTGATTACCAAGGCCATGAAGGACGCCGCCATTCAGGCCGCTGAATTGGCAGCCGCGAAGGCATTGCTCGCCTCACGAAATGCACAGGCGATTGCCCAGATCTCGCGAATTCAAGACCGCATCGATACGATCAATTTCGGCATTGATATCGGCGAAGCCACGGCAGAAGACGAGGCCGAGCAGGCCGCACTGACGCTGAACCTGAAAGCGTGGAAGACCTATAAGTTTGCACTGGGCAAGGTCACTGTGCAGCCGACCTGGTATCAGGCACCGATATGGCCGATCGAACCGCCCATCCCGGAAATCATTGCTGCGCCGTTACTGAGTGAGGCCGAAGCGATCTGAGCCGCATCAAAAACCGTAACCCGCCATCGAGCGGGTATTTTTTTGCCTGGAGAAAAGTGATGGCTGTTACCGAAAAAGACCGCGACATTCTTGCCCGCACGCTGTGGGGCGAGGCGCGAGGCGAGGGACCCGCAGGCCAGATCGCCGTGGCGTGGACGATCCGCAACCGCGTGTTCGATGGCAAGGAGAAGTCGTGGTGGGGTGAAGGCTACGCGGGCGTGTGCCAAAAGCCGTGGCAGTTCAGCTGCTGGAACAAAACCGACCCGAACTATCAGTTCCTGATCGGCGTGAAGCAGATCCCGTTCCGCGAGCTGGCGCAGTGCCGGGTCGTGGCTGGCCAGGTTATCGATGGCAAGGTGCCGGATCCTACCGGCGGAGCCACCCATTATTACGCCACCAGCATCAAGGTGCCGGCTTGGGCGGCGACGGCCAAACAGACACTCAAGCTCGGTCACCACATCTTCTTCAAGGATGTGAGCTGATGAAACAGATTTTCCCTTAAGAAGCTCCTGCTTAAGAGTGACTTGCCAACTTTACACTTTGAAGGTCGTTAGTATAAATATGTTTCATATGTGAGAAGTTTTGGTTGTTTGTATATTGTGGAGGAGATTTCTATTTCTAATTGGTATTGTCAGGCGCTTGGTTTAGGTTGTTAGTTTTGTTCGGTGGTCTATCTTCTCTATGGGGTCGAAATTTAAATGCAGATGAGGGATTGATCATGGCGGATATAATTGCAACTGAATCTACCAATGCAAAAGATTTGAAAATCACATTTGAAGTAAGTGGCGATGACTATGTGCTTTATGTGAAGGAGTCCGCGATAACTACCATGGATAAAAATGACATAATAAATGCACTGAAAAGTCAGCTGGAATGTGCGCTGAGGTGTAGTAGTAAAGCAAGTTTTGGAGCATGTGTAGCAAGATGTTTGTTGGATGGTCAAGTTTGTGATGGAGGAGTTGATAACTGTTCTGAGTAGCTAGAAGGGTATTACCGGCTCCATCACTGGTGGTGCGGATATACATGCTATCTGCACCATTTTTAGCAGGTGCGTAATCTGGACCGGAAGATATGGGCAGAGCATGGTATGACGTCTTGCATCACCATCGATAACGCGTCAAACGCCCTCATTCGCTATTCTCGGCACTTTCCAATTGGAGGTGGCGATATGGACGGTGTAAAGCTGAGTCCAAATATAGAGCGCGCCGCGGACAAGCTTCTAGCTCAGATTGCTCGAGCGGACTCGATGATCATTGCGGCCAAGGCCGGTGCCAAAGCAGAGGGATTCGTCTATGGCCTGGAGTCGGCGCGCGCCTTAACCGATTCAACTATCGATAAGCTCTATGTGATCTTCGACAAAGCGACCGAGAACCGCCTGCGCGCGCTGAGTTCGGCTTAAAACAACCTGTTTTCCTCAATCTGTTTGATAAGGTCGGGACCCTGATTGCGGACATTGCCCAGGGCGCGATCGACCTTGAACCATTCGAAAGCCTCGGATGGCTCGCCCTCGTGCAGCACCATTTGTTCGGCGCGTTCGTTGGGCGTGGCCGGGTCGAGCCATTCCCGCGCGAGCTCTGGCGGGAGAGCGACCGGCCGCCGGTCGTGAATGTCGACCATGCCGCCGGCGCTGTCGGCAGTGATGATCACAAAGCCGTCGTGCTCGCCGGGGCCGTGCTCCTCATTCGGGTATTGGCCAATCGCGGCGCAGAGGATGGGAGATTGGTCGCGGTGCCTGATCAGGTAGGGCTGCTTCTTCGGCCCACCTTCGTCTACCCACTCGAACCAATTGTTGATCGCGATGATTGCCCGGTGCGGCCAGATCGCGCGGAAGAACGGGCCGTGGGCGACTTTCTCCACGCGGGCGTTGATTGGTGCGGCGCGGTCTTTTGCCCAATGTGGGCGCCATCCCCAGCGAACCATGTCCACGTGCAGAAACTCGCCTTCCTGGTGGAAGAGGGCAAGTTGAGTGGTCGGCGCGGCGTTGTATCGATCGAGCGGTTGCTCACCCACCGAGTTGATCAGCGCGTTCGACATGCTGAGCGCTGCAACGAAGTCGTGAATGCCGCTGTACTGGGTAAGTCGTCCGCACATTGCCATGCCCTCGGATGGATCTGATTCAGCGTAGACCCGCTGGCGCGGGCTTCGTCACAAAACCTTTTCCGGAGCATTTCGTGCAGTCGTCCCTGGCACCGAAGCGATCAAGGCACTCAGAGCAAATGCAGAACACCGCCGACTCGATGTGAGGGCGTAGCTTTTCAAACGCCCGAAGATCCCGCTCCTCTTGAGCGACCTGCGCCGCATCGACGAGCGCCCGGTAGACGTCAGCATCCGCGAGAGGGTGGTGAGTAACGCCGTCAACCATTCGCTCGGTTTCAATAAGTCGGTACCGGCAACCGTTCATCTCCATCGCCAACCCGGCAATCTTTCCGACCCTACGAGAGATTCCAAGCGACAACCAAACTCCGTCGGGTTCGGAGTACACCTTTCCGTCATAGCCAGAGTAAGCGCCGCGCGGCTCACTCTTTGCGAAGTTGAATATTGACCGACTGATGGTGCCAAGCAACTCCCCGTTGTCGATGTGCACCACGTCATAGCTCGATGCGCCCCGGTACTGGCCAGGCAAGCTCTGCAGTTCTTCCACTGCGTGCCAATAAGCTGCGTCGGCCATTTCGTTCATTTCGAACAGCTCGAGCTCGTCGATCAGGCCTTCACTCAGCAAATCCATCGCCATTTCTCGCAAGGTCGCCCGGTGCGCTTCGGGGCTTTGCATACGGAAGTCGTGATCATCGAGAGTGGCTCGCCAGCGATCAAGGCGAAGGGATTTTGCTTGGTTGAAATTCATGAAACGGGTTCGCTGTACGAGTGCTGTATGTATGTACAGTAATCGAGGCGAAGCCCGTGGGCGATAGTGAGGCGACGAGCTGTCAGTCGGGCGTCATCAAAACAGCCAAGGTCATTTTGATGAATTCTTCATTTCGATCGAGCGCGGCCAGAGAGCTGCGGACGTTTTCCGCGACGTCGGCGGATCCGCGCTGCTCGACCCAGAGGGTGAGCTCCATGATGGCGGCTTCAAGGGCGAGCTGGTTTTCATTGATTTTGTAGAGTAGGGAAGGGAGCAGATCAGAGTTTGGCATTGGTTTCCTCCTTGGACGAAACCAGAGTAGCAGGGGGATTCAATGTCGGCAGAACGCCGGAGAAGGGCAAAGCGCTGGGTTATGCAAAGTCGGCATAATGCCAGCTTCTCAATGCCCGATAGGGCTTCATTATTTACGTGAAATTTAAGGCCCTTTTTTTGGGCCGCAATCATTTTTCGATATGCGAAAGCAGTGGGCCGAATCTCAGTCTTTCGACTCTAATTGCGGCCCAAAAAATCGCATCAAAGCCGCAGCCCGCTTGATTCTGGCGCGGGACTTAAAATCCCCCGCTCGTAAGGGCGTGCCGGTTCGATTCCGGCTTCGGGCACCATAAATATCAAGGGCTTGCATGACATATGTCATGCAAGCCCTTATTTTTTGTGCCGTGGAAATGTTTTCCACGCTCCTGACTGGCCATTCCGTCGCCGTCTGGTGCCTGGAGATCCACTCCTTTCTTCAGCGTCGACTGCATCCATCAGCGAGTAAGCGTTTCCGGCGCTACGACCCATACGCTACAAGGCATTTTGTACAACAGATGCTCGACCGTGCTGCCAACCAGTCTGCCTATTCCTCGATGAGTGACGCGGCCCATTACGATCACATCGATGTCGTAAGCATCGGCATAGCTGGAAAGCACCTTGGCGGGATCGCCCACAATCATGTGCTGGTTTTCTGCCGGAATATTGTTGCGTGCAGCCAGCGCCTGGAAAGCTTCGCCTTGGGCATCGAACAGTTTCTTGGCTGCGCTGGAAGAAAAGATCGCGGACGCGTTATTGAAGCCGAATTCGGCAGCGCTGATCGATGACAGGTCATGGGCATAAATCACGTCCAGGCTGCCATTGCAGACACTGGCCAGTCTTGCTGCTTCGCGCAGGATCCGATCGTTGAGGCCCTGGTATTGGCCCTCACGATGGAAAGGGTCGACCGCCGCGACGATTCGGCGTGGCAGAGCGTTTTGAGCGTGGCTGACAAAATGCAGCGGCACCGGGCATTCGCGTAACAGGTGGATGTCCAGCGGCGTGAACATCAGCCGCGACAGAAGTGATTCGTGCTCCAGAGCCTTTATAAGGGCGGCCATCGGCTGTTCCTTCAAATGGATAAGGATCTCCTTCAAAGGATTGTCCACCCAGACGACCTCGGTGGTGACGGTCACTCCGATCTTGCGCAGCGGCCGGGCCTGGTCTTCGAGCCATTGATGATGGC